TCCAGCGCATAGTCAACGGCTGCCCTGCCCTCTTGCAGTGACCGCTCGTCGAGCTCGTAGACGCCCACAGTGTAAGGCGCGTCTTTTCCTACAGCGATAAATACAAACCGGTCTACCTCGTGACCTTCTAGTGCCATACACATACGGTAGAACTGGTCCTGTATATGATAGCCATGTTTGCCAGCCTGCGACGCAAAGCCGGCAGGCGACGGATCTATCGTTGTCTTTAAATCTATTATGGCGGCAATATCTTTTCGCCATGCGTCCGGCCTACATCGTAGGTCAGCATTCCTGACATGATCTTTTACAAACACGCTGGGCTCTATGACAATGTCGCCGGTAAGAAGTTTAGCAGCTTCCTCGTTTGCCCACACAGACTTAGCCATATCGTGTGCAATTTTGTATTCTGCTTCTGTCAGTAGGATTGCGCCGGCAGCGTCTGCCTCATCTTTACGCTCAGTCCACGCCTTGCCACGTCTAGTCTCAGGTCCACACCATACCTTGTTAGATAGGTGAGGCTCTAGACATAGAGTGTGCGTAGCTGTGCCAAGATCAAAAGCTGCCGAGCTTTTATATTCGCCATACTTGTAATGCGCTAATGACTTCTGCGCTATAATTTTTGCACCTGACGCGCTTAATGCTGGCGATAGGTGATATTCCTCATTGTCGAGGTTAAGTTTTATACTCATGTTGTTTTCTCCCATAATGTGCAATGAGTAGAGCCTCAGCTCTGTGTTCATCTTTTTTTCTTTTTAAGTCTGACGTTACGTCAGGATACCACTGCTGTGCTAGACGTCTACTTGCGTCTTTATCTTTTGCCAAGCCTAATGCTCGTTTCCAAGTGTTGGCGCTTATAATTGTGTAAGGCGATCTAGATAGTGCACACGTGCTTGTTATCTGTCCAAATGCAAAACCGATTTTAAATGTAGATACGACGCCCTGCTTAGGCATAGCGTGTTGACGCTCTACGTAAATGTGATCGACTTTGTCTCCACTGGTAATTAGGTCCATTAATGCAGCTACGTCCACGCCGCCCTCGTCGTACACGGGTAAGTCGTGGACCTCAACCCAGTTGTCACTGGGTGATAGCAGGGCAACGCCGCCCGTCCTGTAGCCGCAATCAATGCCAATAATCATACTGTAAACTCTTGCCCTTAGCTTTTGCGTCTTTGACAACTAGCATCTTGACGTACTCATTTTCTGACACGCCAACTCTAGCTGCTTCCTCTTTAATATGGTCAACAAGCTCTTCCTCCATGCGAGGGCCAATCTGCTTTTTCTTGCGCTTGTTCCACTTGCCGCCATCTTTAGTAAGTTGTACTTGCATATTTATCTCCGTATTTGTCAGCAACTTGTTAACACCTAGTTATTAGTTTAACAACCCTTGCAAGGCTGGGGGCCGTTAAGCCCCTCTCTCCCACACTTTTATTTCATCCAGCCAAGTGCATTCATCATCTCTGGCTACGAGCTGAAGCATTGACGCCACGGGTGCTTCCATGCCCACTGCCGCCAAATCGTTCCAACATTTTTCAGTTATGTCTTTTGTTTCGTTGAAAGCTTCGATTGCAATTTTTTCGCTATCAAAAGTTTTAACATTAAAACAATATGGATATGCGTGATCTGGGCGATTGCTAAACCATCTTAATTCATAGTACATTTTCTTTTTCCTTTTCTTCAAAAATTTTTATTCCTTTTTCCTTGAGGTGATACCTATCTAAACCGTCAAGCTCAGGAGTATTTGTTACATAGAGAGCAATATTTTCGTCTGGAGCACCCCACTGAGGAATAGTTATTGCAGCTCTGATAATTTTACCTCTGCGTCTTTCTACGCCCCAACCTTTAATGTCACCAAAAACATCTGAGTAAACACCTCGAACCCATCCACCGCTATCAACTTTTAACCAAGTCATTTTACCTTTGATTTGGCCTTTACGCTTACCGCGAACATAACGTGGCATATCGTCAACAACTTCGTCACCAAAATATTTACGAGCTAATGTCTCACCAAACTCTGTTGATAACCAAGATGATCTTTCTTCGATAACTGCGTATGTCATTTTTATCTCCTTAAAAGTGGGGGCCGTAGCCCCCGTTAATTATTAAAGTAAACCGTTTCTTTCATCTTCTATCAAACGATCTTCCATACCGTCAGAAAGCCAAGCATTAGATCCGTAAGGAACTCTACAACCCCAATGATCGTTATTTATATAACCACGATCATTAACTTTTTTAGCTAAAGCATCTGCATGATCACGATGATGAAAATTATAATAATGAGAATATTCTCGACCTTCTGCATCATATGCCATTAAATGAAATAATGTTTTTCCATTTCTAGCTGTATAGTAAACTGTATGCGCTGTATTTTTTTCTAATTTTACTAACATTTTTTTTCCTTTAAAACTCTATACTGTTAACTTAATGTTAACACCTACAAATATCAACCCCCTAAAAGCATTTATTTTAATTATCTTCAAAATATGTTAAAAAGGTAAAAAATGGAGTTTATCTATGGAAAATATGCGTCTGCCTATAGCCCTTGTGGGTGTATTAGCTATGCAGCTCGCCGGAGGCGTGTGGTGGGTGAGCCAACAGGCTGCGACTATAGAAACACTCACAGAAGATATTGAGGTACTCACGGCGGCTAACGACGCCTCTGAGAAGACTAATCTAATTCGTGATGTAGAACAAAACAGCGAAAACATTGAAGAAATGATAGATGTACTTGTTGAATGGCAAGAAGAATTTGAAGAGGCCGACGAAGAATTATGGGATGAGGTAGACAATATGGTAAACTATTTCACCCAACTGGTTCAGTTACAATCTAGAGTTAAAACGCTTGAGAATACATTGGAATACTTAACTAGAACTCCTAACTTTTCAGATGGTAGATGATAGAACCGGCATCAGCTATAGCATTGGCCACGGCTGCTTTTTCTGGCATCAAGCGTGCCGTAAGCGCTGGTAAGGAAATAAGCGAGTTAGGCAAAGACCTATCGTCGTTTGGTAAAGCTATTTCCGACTTAGATTATTTAGGCAATAAAGCCAAAGATCCACCGCTGTGGAAAAAGGTGAGCCCTAAATTTGATACCTCATCTGTAGAGATATGGGCGGCGCAGCAAAAAGCAAAAGAAATGCGCGAAGAGTTAAAATCTCATATTAGTTTATATTACGGTCCCTCGGCTTGGGAAAGTATTGTAGCCATCGAAGCTGAGCAAAGAAAGATGCAGAAGGAAGCTGTTTACCGTCGCCAAGAAAAGATCGACAACTTGATAAACTGGGCTGTAGGTATAGCCATTGTTACCGTTGGATTTGTATTGTTTGGCGGTATCATATATATGATAGGCAAGGCTAAAGGTCAGTGGTGATGGTATACGTTTTAATCTTTTTGCATTTTGTAAACACAGATAATCTTAGGCATTACCAAATAGGATCTTACGGCGATCTAGAAAGCTGTGAGATTGAAAAAGAAAAAGCTGAAATTATGGTGACGCATTCAAGTATGGCCCTGACGTGCCTCCCCGTAAATCCACAACAATAGAGGAGCGTAATGGCAAGTTTGCAGCTTACGATAAAAACGGTAAACTGCTCATACTGAGCCACAGCTCAAAAGTAGTAAAAGGGTATGTAGATGGACAAGGAAGAAAGAGAAGCTTGGGACCTAAACGGAAACGGGGTCATAGATCCTGACGAGCGTGAATTACTCTTAGATAACAAAAAAAGAGAAATTGAAGACATGGACCATAAGCGCAATGCCCAGCTTAAAATGACGTGGGTAGCTATCAGTGGCCTCATTTTCTATCCGCTTGGCATCGTTGCGGCGTCTATAGCTGGCTATGACACAGCCGCTGAGCTAATAGCTGACATTGCAAATATATATATTGTCAGTGTGTCGGCTCTAGTCGGCGCGTACTTTGGCTTCACAAATATGGGAAATAAAAAATGATAGGTATACTTTCAAGCGTAGCAAATTTGGCCACCACATTTATTGATAGCAAGGCTAAGATAAAACAAGCTGAAGCAGAGACAAAGATGAAGCTGGCTACCGGCGAAATTAGTTGGGAGCAGGCAGCAATAGAGGCCAGCGCAGATAGCTGGAAAGACGAAGCTTGGACCCTATGCTTCATTGCCATAGTGCTAGGCAGCTTCGTGCCTTGGCTACAGCCTTACATGAAGCAGGGCTTTGAGAATTTGCAGGCTGCACCCCAGTGGTTCAGTTGGGCAATGTACGCCAGCATAGCGGCCTCTTTCGGTATCCGCACAATGAAAGGACTTAAAAAATGAGTTTTAAATTAAGTAGGCGCAGCTTAGACAGGCTAGAAGGTATTGACGAGGGATTACAAGAAGTTGTGAAAATGGCTATCACGCTCTCTAAAACCGATTTCGGAGTGATCCAAGGTTTAAGAACCAAAAAACAGCAAGAAGAATTGGTAGCTAAAGGTGCATCTCAAACGATGAAATCAAAGCACCTTGAAGGCAAGGCTTTCGACATTATGGCGTATGTAAACGGACGGGCAAGTTGGGAGCTGCAATTGTATGACGATTTAGCTGATGCAATTAAAGAAGCTGCTACTACGTTAGGCGTTCCAATTTGTTGGGGAGCTGCATGGGGTACACCAGAAATGCCATACCCAATGGATATTCGTAAGTGGGAAGGCACAATGGAAGAGGCTATGAACGCCTACATAGACCTTCGAAGGTCACAAGGTAGGCGGCCTTTCATAGATGGCCCTCACTTCGAGCTTATAGACTAAGTATCTGCCTCAGGCCGTATCTTTGGCCTAGGTATAGGCTTACTAATTTTATCTGATTTTTTGCAGAGCATCGCCTCTGCATTTAATCGTATGTAAAGTGGCCCGTTGTCTATCATTGCCTCTAAACATTTCTTTTCGCTTTCGTACCAAATCACGCTGTAAACATTTGTGTTTGCAACAGTGTAATAAATAAAAAGTCCAGTAATAAATTCCATTGTTTCAACCCATCTTTCTGTTAGATAGAAGTTCGCGGCAGCGCCGTTGTAATACTCTGGGTGTATTGTAACACATAAAGCGCTGCCGCACGAATTACCTAGGTAACCCGTATCTGTTTTTCACTTGTAGCACTGCCTGCCTCGAACAACCTAGCACCTGACCACACTCCTTAGGAGATAAGCCCTTTTTTAAAAGTAGATTAACTTTTTCGGCTTTTTCAGAAAGCTCTAATTTTATTTCTCGATCCTCTACTTGTTCTTCTTCTAAATTTATATCGCTAATAACTTTGTTTGGCTGGTATGAATTACGTTTTTCTCTTTTATCTTTACGTTCTTTTTTACGTAATTCTTCCCAAGCCCTGCGATAAGCATATTCAAATTGCTCAGTCGTTAACTTATTTGCCATCTAGTTTTCTCCTAAGCATTGCCACTAATGTAAGCATTTCACTGCTATGGTGTACGTTAGGACTGCCGGTGCGCTTCTGATCATCTTTAACAATCTCTATTTTACGCTCTAGCCTTTTAAGAATTATTTCTATTTCTTCATTCATATCAATATCCCATCGTTGCTTGAATTGCTATTTCGTAAACTATCCACAACATTATTAATAAAAATAATATTAAACTTTCTGATTTAGTCATATCTCTCTCCTGATTTGTTTATAGCGTTAACTTAGTGTTAGCTTAAAATAAACACAAGAAAAAAAATGCCCCACTGTTTAGGTGGGGCAGTTCGGCAGTGTCGTAGAGACAGGGAGAGAGCTCTACTGTATGCAAGATATTGTAGTTACATTTGCATTTAAACACAATACGTCGTAAACTTGCGGTATTTTAGTAAAGGGGATCTTTTATGAACCAAGATCAAATAGATGAAATTTTAGACGCTATGAAGCGTCCACATAGAATACAAAATAAATTTGCACTTCACCAAAAGTGTGCAGATGCGGCTGCATTGATAGAAAGTTTAATGGCTGGCGCAGAAGAGAAAGCACCAAAGAAGGCTACAGGCTCAAAAAAAAAGCGAGCTCGTGACGAAAAAGGGCGGCTCAAAGCTGATGACCCGTCTACTCCGGAAGTAAATGAAGCTTGGGATTAGTTTCTGGTATAGTCAGTTAATATGCCACCAATAGGTAGGGGCGACATTAGTGGGCGCCCTTCACCTCTTAGGTAACCACGTAAAAACTCTTGACCAGCTTGAGTACCTATAAGCTCGTTACGTCTGGCGTTAGCTCTTGCTGCACCGCCACCAACGGCTGCCGCTAAACCTGTAGATTGTAAAACATCTGCAATCTCACCACCTGAACCTAAGGCAACACCGCCGGCTGTTGGTATGCCTACAGCGGCAGCTCCAAATGCGCCCTCAGCCGTACCTCTTGGCGTCGTACCGGTTTGAGGTAAAGGCACAATATCTTTACCCATTCTTGATAATTCAGCTAATTCACTCTTACCTCTAGCGGCAGCTCTTTTACCAATTTTATTTTTTTCTACTGCATACAAAGCTTTAGGCTGTATTAAGCCAGACATAGCTTCATCAGACTGACCGCCCACAGCTTGTGTGGCGCTGTCTAGCGTTCTATACTGATCCTTAACTTTCTGAAAACGTCTTAATAAATTTGTATTACCTGATGACATTACACTTTTTTCTAAAGCATCTACTAACTGTCCTTTTAGTTCAGCGCTAAGTCCTACAAGTGTAGCATCTGTACTTCTTTTTCTCATAGTTGCAAGTTTCTTCATTATAGATTGAAAATCTTTACCGCTAATAACTCTTTTACCACCTTGTAACGCTAAAAAATTATCTCTTAAAGTTTCAATAACTTTTGGGACACCTGAAGCTGCAAATATTTCTTCTGCTTCAAAAATTGCATTAGAAAAATTTTCTGCTAATTCACGGTCTATAGGTATTGCAACATTTTCAGTAAATTTTTCAAATTCTTTACCAAGTTCTATAAAGCGCTTATCCAATACTTCTGTCGACGCTCTGTCGGCTGTTATACCGGCTCTACGTAAAACTTCTTTAGTAAATGTTTCTAGTTGCTTTTCGTTCATTACTCTACCCATTTGGGTAGCAGCTTCTCTAGCTAAAATATTAGGATCACCACTTAGCTGACCTACTGTTTCCTGTATGCCTAACTCTTCTAATTGTTTACTTTGTGACATTCTTTCAGGAGTTACTGGCGCCGGCACGTCTATAGCTCCGCTTTTTAAAAGTCTTGCGCCACCCTCGATTGCACTAGGAGTAAGTAAACCAGTTGCAATTCTTACGGGAAGCTCAGCGGCGCTACCTTCGACATACTGTGCAGCTTTCTCACTAGTCATACTTGGCAGTATACCTTCCACCAGAGCAGCTCTAAGGCCGCCTAGTAAACCAAACGGTAACCCCTGACCGCCAGCCTGAAATACTTCACCAGCTTTTGTCTTTGGCTCGTAATTAACAGCTCCACCGGTAATTGTTTCCATACCCTTACCAATACTTTCAGGGCTAAGAACATTTGCGTAATCTGGTAATTGTGACCTGTCAAAAGGTTCAGCGCCTGTAGCGTATTCTATACCTTTCTGAACGCCAGTAGATACGTAGTTAGGTATGTTAAGCATAAACTCTAGACCTTGCGGTATTCCTGAGCCAAAGCTGGCCGCATAATCTAAAACTCTTTCCTGTATCGATGGGCCCTCGTCTGTTTCTGTAGTTGGAGATGGGTCAGAAGGTGGGTTCATTCTTCTATCAAGTTCAGCTTGAAAACGAGCTGCCGCTTCAGCGCCACTAGCCGTTCCTAATTTTTCAGCGTTTTTAATACCCTTTAATAATTGTTTTTCTGTTAAAGATGAATAATCTAATTTTTCTTCACTCACTTTAATCTCCTAACAATTTTCTATCAAAGTCTTCTTGTGCTTTTTGAAATATTTTTTGTATTCTAGTTAAAGTTTTTAAAGTTCCTAATGGATTTGCTGGGTTTAATGAACCGGCCAAAGTAGAAATTTGTCTTAACTCGTCATTAGATAAACTTCCAAAAGTAGCGCCACCTTTTTTTAACTCTAGTAAATTTTCAAAAGTCATAGTGTTTTTAATTGTGTCCAAGTCTCCTATAAACTCTTGATAACCTAAAGGCTCTACTCCTTCAGTAATCATTCTACTAAGTTTATTTTTCATATTTGGATTTAAAATTGGTACACCATCCTCACCAACTTCTCCGGTTGGGTTAAGGTATGACATAGTTGAATTTATTAAAGGTAGTAAAAATTCAACTCTTTCTGCGCCTTGATCTTCTGACGCTTGAGATGTTTGTAGTTCAGCAATACGTGCGTCTACTTGTTCTAGTTTTAATTTTGTTATATTTGGATCAATTAAAGCTTCACCGGTCATAGGATTTAAATTAAAAGCGCCGCTTAAAATATCATTACGCAACGCCGCCAACTGCTCTAAGTTCATATTAGATAAGTCACCCATTGAACCGCCGGACATACCAGAACCAGAATATAGATTTGCTAATCTTTGCGCTTGTAGTGTTTTACGCTTTTGGTCAGCTCTGTCGCTAAAATCTTTTAAAAGTGATGAAACACTAGTTCCTTCTTTACCTTGTAAAGCTAAACCAGCATCTTTAATGCCTGCAAATGCAAGCATTCTTTTCTGTAACTTACTTAAATTATCATAAGGGCCTGCTTGCGTTGTAGGTTGCGAAGCGTTTCTTAAACTATCTATTAGAGCCTGTTGAGATTGTAGTCTTGCCTGTAGGTCTGCCATATCTGGACTAGGCACTACATTTTCTTCATCTGTTATGGGAGTGTTAGGCGTTGTGTTTGGTGTAACAGAGCTGTCCGTAATATTTTCTTTACTTTCTAGTATACTGTTCATAGATGCTAAAATTCTAGCTTCTTCAGGCGTGGCTTCATCTCCAGCTACAGCCATATTAGCTAAACCCATAGAACGTAAAAATTCTAAATTATCTGTAGTTAAAACAACCATATTAATTTCCTAACCCTGCAAATGGACTAAAACCCATTATAGGAGCCGCTCCTGTTAAGAATGAACCACCGGCTGTTAGTAAAGCTCCAGCCGTACCCATAGGATCTCTTTCTGTTGTAGTTCCATATCCGGTTGGTATAGCTCCGGCAGCTCCTGTAAGAACTCCAAATTTTCTTAGTGGGTCTTGGTAACCTCTTAAAAATTCTTGGTACTGAGCATCTAATTCTGCTTGTGTTAATCCTCTTTCGGCAGCTCCAGCGGCCATCTGTCTGCCAAGTATATCTGTTTGAGCTCCCAAACCTGTCATGCCAGCGCCAAGCATAGATTTAGCGGCGTTCATTCTTGACATATCTTCAGCGTTTGCTCGTTGCACAGCATTTAAATATCCTTGCGATTGCAACTGCCCAAGAGTTTGTCCCATGTTAGCTTCAAAAGCGCCTTGACGCTCACCTTCGTACACGTCGCGTCTAGCTCCACCAAAAGCACCACGCCTAATCATGTCAGCGTCTTCACCTACACGAGCCTGAGCTCTTTCTCTAAGCATACGATTTATAGTTGGGTCTACAACATTAGAGGTAAACTGATTTGTGTATTCACTTATGTCGGCAGCTCTCTGTGCCGGCGTCCTGTTAGCCATGTCTGAAAATATACCGGAGGCTTCCTGTATTTCAGAAGGTAACGTCAGAGCTCCGTAGCCTGCCATTGCTTGCTGTTCTAAATCACTTAATCCAGCTACTCTGTCGCCAGTGTATGCCTCAAACTCAGTATTTTTTATGTCTTCTGCAAAAGGCATAAGGGTGTTTGTTAAAAACGCCTTTTGAAATTCTGGCATTTCCTTCGTTGTTGTCTTCTTGCCCACGACTAAATCTCCATCTCATAGTGTCTGTAGGTTTCCTTAAAGCCCACACTTTCTGCAAATTTTGAAAAGCCGATACGTCCGTCAGCTTCAATACCAGATAAGTTAGCTTCTTTTGCTAATTCTTTTAGCACATTCAAAGCTGCCCTCATCCAAACATTCATTTCTACTCCACCCATAAACTCTATAAAAAGTGTGTGTCTTTGAGGGTGCTTTACGACGCTGGTTGTAAATGCCGCCGCTAACGTGTCCTCGATGTATACAGCCCACATAAGAGACTGATTGCTTAGTATGTCGCCTACAACATCATCTAGTGATGCGTTACGATTGTTATTATCTATAGCCGGCTTCAGGATATTTATAACCTTAGGCAAAATATCATCAATATTTTCGACTACAGGCTCAACCCTAATCTTTGGCTTTGATACAAATTCTACAACATTATCAATCATTCGTCGAGCCTACCACGTAGCTAATGCTACTCTTTTCCAAATTGCAGTCGATCCATCGTGATCGGCAGTGCAAATATATATGTAATTAGTGTCCCAAGTTATCATTCCAGTTACATCTCCAGCCGATCCTGTATTAGCGCTGGGCACAGCTTGTTTAGTTGCTAACTGTCTAAACGCATTGTCGCTGGATACAACAGCATACTTTTTAGTCTTATCCCAAAGTATAACTCCGTCTTCTGACGGGTTATCTTCAGGAGTTTTAAAATACAACTTACCTAAATTTCTTTGCAGATAGTTATTTATCTGCCTACCCCATTGCGTAATATCTGGGCCAATAATAGGAAGAATAGGAACCGGCACTATCTGTTACCTCCGGCTACTGTTTGTAATCTCATAACGCCTACACGCCAATTAGCTGGTCTTACACCTTGCACTTTCATGCGTAACTGTCTGCCACTAAACCTAGCGTCTGTAGGGTTGGCTGGCGTAAAGGGCCCGTGTGATGTTTCTGTGTCGTTAGGGTGAAAGCGTGTTTTGAATGTCATATTTACGTCACCCTGCGTTACTTCGTCAGGAATAACAGAAGTTACCTTAGCTATCTGGTCACCATTACCAATACTAATAGGACCTGTTTCTGCAAAGATTGCACCATTATCTACGTTAAAACCAACTTCATGCTCTTTTATATTAGCGTGTGTTGTATCCCAATCAGCCATCATAGGATATCTAAATACACCACGTTCTACGCCAGATGTTCTTGATAGCTCACCAATCATCCAGTGGTTTTCGTTGTAATCGTAAGCAACGTAACGATCTATTTCTGTGCTATTAGATGATGGGTAAAACCACCAAACCTCGCCATACTGAGGTATGCCCATCGCCCATATTTTAGATTGCTGAGAAGTATTTATGTCACCAAAAATATAATCGTGAACATCGCATTTAATAGGCTGTACTGTGTTGCCGTTAAACAAAAAGAAATTTTCTTGGCCAATAAAGAACACGCCTTTATCTGTATCTACAGCTCCACGGCTGGTTACAGTTCCGCAAGATGTGCCAACCCTCGTAAACCTATAAATTTCAGGTGGGCCTGAATATACCGCCGTAAAACTGTCTACGTCAGTAAGTATTAAAATTTGACCTCTAGTTCTTATGCCCTGCATAATCTGGCCAGAAGTTTGTAACTCTATATCTCCAGCTTGGTTAGTACTTGCCGGAGCCCACAGATTTCGATCTTCAAACGAGCACCATTGTACTTTACGACTGTTACCTCCAGCTCCTAACGCAAAGATAAAACGCTCTTCAGTTACAACTAACCCAAGATTATTAGTAGGTGCGTTTATTATTGGCGTAGCTACCACAGCTAGTTTTAATGATGTTTCGGTAACATTAACATTTTGCTCTGCATTTGTAGCAGGATAAATTTGTATTGTGACGCCAGTATCATCTGTGTCAAATCTAAAAAAGCTATTACCAATAGGCAATGTCTTATCAAGTAAAACTGTCGTTGTTGTCGTGCCGATAATCTTAACCTTTAGTGACGGTATTGTAGTTGCATCATTATCTGCGTCAGGGTCAGTTACACTTATAGTAAAATGATATTTCTTGCCGCTTGTTAGACCCGTTATCGCTTGCTCTAAGTTGGCAGCCGTTGTGCCTGTCCACTCTGCTTGCCCAGAGTTAATAGCCCAACCAGTGCCTAGCGTCCAATCTGTGCCTGCGGTAAAGCTGTTGTTTGTTATTAGCTCTGAGCCGCTAACAATATTCAAATCCCACTCAATCAATCTACCATCATCATAATGGCAACCAACCAATAACTCGCCAAAGTTGTCTAAACTCCAAAATGTGGCAGGCTCAGGAATAGCGTTAGAAAGTTGTTGTCTTGGTGTGCCCCAAAACCCGACACCGTAAGCACCTTTACCAAACCCTGCGCTTACAGCCGCATCTATACGTCCGACTGCTAAGTTATCTGGTGTAATGTCGTAACATAAACCGCTACCTGTCATTGCTATTAAAGCATTATGTGAACCGCCTGCTAACCATGTACTTTGGTTAAGAGCTTCCCAAGAATGCATACCTCTAACTGGCTGTGTGGTAAAATCTTCTTTTCTGTTTTGCCAACCACCAATCGGACGCAATGAACCGTCGAGCCATCTAACTAAACTACCTTCACGCCATCTGCCAGATTGCTCGTAGTCTGTGCCTATTCGGTAAAATCCAGATGGTATGTCTAAAGGTACTAAAGTCATGTTTACGTTTTCATAATGTAAGCGAGTGCAAAGTAAGGTGGTCTGTTTTCGTGTGCGCCGCCACCGCCAGTATTAGAAACAGAAACAGTGTGTGTGTGCGCTCCATCTGAATTAACAGTGACCGTGTGAGAGTGTGAGCCTGAAGAACTTGAAGTAAAGTTTGTGCTTTGACCGCCTACTGAGTTTGTACCATTTTGACCATTATTAAGAATAGATACGTTGTTTCCAAAATAATCCACATCTGGTGAAAATGATATGTTGGTAGTATGAGTGTGCGCCCCTGCCGAATTAGTTGACGCAGAGTGCGTGTGGCTTCCTGCGCTTGCTGTTGAGCCAGAGTGATTGTGAGCAGGCATTTCACTAGTGGTTAGTGTCACATCATTTGCACCGCCTGTCGCGCCTACGTTGTACGTTCCACTACTGTCTGCGTCTGCGTGGACGATAAACTTACCTGTTAAGTTAGGTGTGCCGTTTGTACCATCGCATAATGCCCACCCCGTAGGTATCGTTGCAATCGTACCAGACCACATAATAATACCGCCAGTAGGCATTGCCTTATTTACGGCTGTATCAAGTAAATCCATATTCGCGTTGAGTGCGTTACCCCACGTATTATCACTTCCTCCAACCGTTGGCTTCGTTAAACCTAAATTTGCTGTCGTAGACATATTAAATTCCTTTTATTAAACCCAACGTACCATTTTTCTAAGCATCCGTCCACGTTCCTGACGCTGCACTATCGTCTGTCCAAATACCTGTTGCCGCACTGTCATCTGTCCATGTGCCTTGGTCTTGTGCGTCATCGC